CAGGACGAATAAATAGTATAAATAATAGAGAGAACAACAATTATGGCCATAAATCGAATTAAAACAGGTGGTATAACAGACGGCACAATTCAAAGTGGCGACTTAGCACCAGGTACTATTGCCAGCGATAGAATCGCTCCAGGCACAATTGCTAACGACAGATTAGCAAACTCATCAATTACAATTAATGGTAACGCCGTTTCTTTAGGCGGCTCAATTACAGCAGGAACAGACTGGCAAGCCGTTGTGGTGGCCGATGGTTCTACAACTTTAAATGCTGTTGCTGGAAAAGGTTATTTCCTAGACACTAACGCTGGTGTTATTGAAGTTTTTTTACCTACGTCACCAACAAGAGGTGATACAGTTATATTGGCCGATTATTCAGGTACTTTTAGTCAAAATAGTTGTATTATAAATTCAGGTGGTGTATTAATTGATAGTACAGAAGGAGGAGTAGGTTCTTCAAGTGATTTTGAATTGTCAACAAATAATTTAATTGTAGAATTAGTTTATGTTGACGCTAATAAAGGTTGGTTAGTAAAAGAAAATCAAGCTAAATCAGGATTATCTCCTAAAGCAGATCCTGTTTATATGGCGGCTACTGGTGGTACAGTAACAGAATCAGGTGATTACAAAATTCATACTTTTACAGGAGATGGTTGTTTTGTTGTAACGCAAACAGCATCTGGACCAGCCCCAGCAGCAACTGACTATCTAGTAATTGCTGGAGGTGGTGGAGGAGGCGGAGCAGGTGCAACTAATGAAGCCAATGCTGGAGGAGGTGCTGGAGGATATAGAACCTCTTATCCTGGAGGATCTGGAGGTGGTGCATCACCAGAACCATCTTTAAATTTAGCAGCTGGAACTTATCCAGTTACAGTAGGTGGTGGAGGAACTGCTGGACCAGCGTCTAATACTGGTTGTGGTGGTTTAGGAAGTGTTAGTACGTTTTCAGGACCAGGAATTCCAGCAATAACTTCAGCTGGAGGTGGTAGAGGTCAAACTTATGGTTCTTCACAAAATAATAATGGTGGATCAGGAGGAGGTGGAGCTGGTGGACCATCAGGTAATGCAGGTTGTGGTGCTGGAGGAACTGGTGAAACTAATCAAGGTTATCCTGGTGGAAATTGTCCAACAAGACCAGGTGGTGCTGGTGGTGGCGGAGCATCAGCTTCTGGTGCTAATACGTCTTCAAATGGTACTGGTTCTGCTGGAGGAAATGGTCTTTCTTCATCCATAACTGGTTCAGCAGTTACGAGAGCAGGTGGTGGAGGTGGTGGTGGAACTACAGCTGGTGCATCTGGTGGATCAGGTGGCGGTGGAGCTGGTGGAAGTGTAAACGGTGCTGGAACTAATGGAACTGCAAATACTGGATCAGGTGGCGGTGGAGCAGCTTCTAGTAGTGTACCTAACACTGGTGGTGTTGGCGGTAAAGGAATTGTAGTTTTAAGATACAAATTCCAGTAATTTAAAACTGTTATATATACTATATTATTATTTGAACGAGGAAATTAAAAAATGAATTTGAAAAACTACTATTATTATTTTCAATCAGCATTAACACCTAAAATATGTGATGACATATTAGCATATGGAAAATCACACCAAGCCGAAATGGCCGTTACTGGTGGTGTATCTCGTAATGTTGAAAACGGTGGTAAACTATCTAAAAAAGAAATCAATAACATACAACGAAAAAGAAAATCTGACATTGTTTGGATGAATGATCGTTGGATTTACAAAGAAATACATCCTTATATACACGAAGCCAATAGAGCAGCAGGCTGGAATTTTAAATGGGATTGGTCTGAGTCTTGCCAATTTACAAAATATGGTGTAGGCCAATATTATGGCTGGCATTGTGATAGTTGGGAAGAACCATATAAAAGAAGACAAAATGATGATGGTACTTGGCCAATGGATCACGGTAAAATAAGAAAATTATCAGTTACAATTTCATTAACAAATCCAGATGAATATGTTGGTGGTAATTTAGAGTTTGATTTTAGAAATCAAGTAGATTGGGAAAGAAATAAAAAAGCAAAAATTAAAGAGTGTGTTGAAATACGACCTCGTGGTTCAATCATAGTTTTTCCTAGTTTTGTATGGCATAGAGTAGCGCCAGTAACAAGTGGTACAAGATATTCTCTGGTAATTTGGAACCTAGGACGCCCTTTTAAATAATGGATATATAATAGTGAAAATAAGGAGTATAGAATGGCAGTAATGGCAAACAAAGACATAATGAGAACAGATTGGTACTTTAGTACACCTGTTTATAGTATTGAAAAACCAGAATGGTTGTCAGCGGCAATCAAGGCCACAGATAAGTTTATAGATGAGGCCTATAAAAGAGAACAACCAAAATTAAAAGAAAGAAAAAAGTTTTTAGGCAATAAAGACTTTTTAAAAGTAAAAGATCACGGTTGGTCTTATCACTCAACACCTTTAAATGGTGATCCAGGCCTAAAAGAAATGGAAGCTTATGTAGGCCAAACTGCTTGGAATTTATTAGATGAATGGGGTTATGATATGCAACAATATACTATGTTCTTTACTGAGTTTTGGGTACAAGAGTTTGCTAAGGCAGGCGGTGGACACCACGACACACACGTTCATTGGGATAATCATATATCAGGTTTTTATTTTTTAAAGTGTAGTGAAAAAACATCTTTTCCAGTTTTCCACGATCCTAGAGGTGGTGCTATGATGACAAAACTGCCACAAAAAGATAAAACTAAAATTAGTACAATGTCAGATTCGATACACTATAGACCTAAACCAGGAACATTAATACTTTTTCCTGCTTATGTGCCACATCAATATGCCGTTGATGATGGAGTAGAACCATTTAGATTTATTCACTTTAACTTACAGGCAGTAAGAAACATTATTGTGAACGCAGCCAAAGGAATGAAATAATGAAAGCACGATTTAAGAAAAATCATTTTATAGTTATTAAAGAAGCAATTGATCCAAAGGTAGCAAACTTTGTTTATAATTATTTTTTAATGAAACGTCAAGTTGCTCGTACATTTTTTGATACGAGATATGTCTCACCTTACACAACAGAATGGGGTGTATGGAATGATGAACAAGTACCTAACACATATTCACATTATGCTGACACAGCGATGGAAACTTTATTACTTGCTGTTCAACCAAAAATGGAAAAATTAACAGGTCTTACTTTAAATCCTACTTATTCATATGCTCGTATCTATAAAAAAGGTGATGTATTAAAAAGACACAAAGATAGATTTAGTTGTGAGATTTCAACAACATTAAATTTAGGTGGTGATGAATGGCCTATCTATTTGGAAAATAAAAAAAATGTAGGAATACCTGGACAAAAAGATAATAAAGGTAATGAGTACACAGCAGAATCTACAAATAAAGGTATAAAAGTAATTTTAAAACCAGGTGATATGTTAGTTTATAAAGGTATGATCTTAGAACATTGGCGAGAAACATTTTTAGGTGAAGACTGTGCTCAAGTATTTTTACATTACAATGATGTTAATTCAACTGTAGGAAATTCTGAACAAAATATATTTGATGGAAGACCTCATTTAGGATTGCCTTCATACTTTAAAGGAATGAAACTAAACAATTCTTAGTCTCATAAATACTTTTATGAGTAAATTAGAAGAAAAGGTTAATGAAATATTAGGTATTGAATCTAAACAACCTGTTGAACAAAAAGAGTTTAAACCTTTAGTTCCTCGAAAAGAAGAAAAAGATAAAGCCGACATTGAAAACGACTACAAGTATAGTAGAGAAAATTACTATAATCTAATAGAGCGTGGACAAGAAGCAATACAAGGAATACTTGATGTTGCGAAAGAAGGTCAACACCCTAGAGCTTATGAGGTCGCTGGTGCGTTAATTAAAAACGTAGCAGATACAGTAGATAAGTTACAAGACTTACAAAAGAAACTAAAAGACTTAAAAGAGTTACCTAAATCCGCAAATCCTCAAATTAAAAATGCTTTGTTTGTAGGTTCTACAGCGGAGTTACAAAAAATGTTAAAAGGAAAAAATGATGAAGTTATTGAAGGCAAAACACGAGAAACTAAAAGCGTTTCCGAAATTAAAGAAACAGATATTTCAGATAAGTGA